TCGACCAACCGCTGGTACGCATACACGATTTCTATTAGTTCATGCGCCTCGTAGGCGTTATCGGTCAAGCTAGTACTGCGGCGGCCTTCCTGTTCTCTTTCAACGCTATCTATATTAACACCTCTGTAGTGCTCAATAATATAATCAACAAAATCTGCGTCCCAGCCTGCTGTAGCTACCTTATTCTCTAGCTCTTGAGCAGTGTAGTAAGTCTTCCAGAAGCAGTAAGGTGCACGCTGTGGATCAGTTACATAAGCTGGGAAAAAGAAATCTCCGTCTGGGGCAAGTGTCTTAATCTCTGGTGCGTCAATCTGACGGCGTACAGTTGGAAGCTCCGCTTCCCCGAACTTGCGTAGGTCCTTGAGTGCTTTCTTTGCTCGCTTGTCCGTTACACCGTCAAAGATGTTCTGAAGCATAAGCACTAGCTCATCGTCATTTTCACCTGACTGAACTGCACCAAAAATATTTGGGTCTAGCTCTGCGATCTGCTCAAGTGTAAGCTTCTGTAGGAACTGACGGTCCTCTGTGTGCCAGCCTACATAAGTAATAAGCATTCCACGCTCTAGCAGGTAGTTGGCACCTAGCTCCATTTCACGCTTGTACCGAGGGATATACCCACTGGTTACCATCCACTTTAGGAATGAAGATACAATCTCTGCACGGGCAATATCATTGGACTCCACTGGATAAGCACGAATGTTAGACCGATTCAGCGAAGACATAAACAAAGACACCAGTCGTGTAATGCGTTCGTCAATGACGTGGCTCTCTGTGTCTGATGCTCCCTCCCAAGGGAAAGCATCTGCTCCGTGCTTGCGGTGGTCACGGCTCTTGCCTGGCCACCAGTTGCGACGATCATCGTAGCTAGTACGACACAAATCAAAATAAGCTTCCAGCTCGTTTACCGTCTGGTCGTATGCGTTGCGTAACGCAGTAATGTCTGGAGAAGCATCGACGTATGTCAGTGCCTCAAAGGTTGATTTATTTTGCATCTATTTTTTTCTTTGCTGATTTAGTAATGTCGTGAATGTAGCCTTTGTATACCCCAATTTTATCACATAATTCCTGTGGACGCATTGGTGTCTTCAGTTGGTGCTTCACGTAACGATTTAAGTATTCCCAACCAGCAAGTCTGTCTACCTGCTCCTTGATCCATTCTGGATCTAAAGTAATGTCATCTTCAGGTGGATTCATTTAACATAGCGATAAGAGGTTCCATTAATGTCAGTGATTGCCTCTACGTTGACATTTTTCCCAGGCGTGAAGTGATTCTCAAATTTGCGAGGGATTACTACTGGGACCTTCTTTTGTATCTCCTTGATATACACATAGATGTAACTTCTGTTTGGAGCTTTTGAGTGCACTGCACCACGGTAACGCTTAGGCGTAAGCTCAGGAATGTCTACCGCTTCCTTTAGTATCTCCTGTCCTTCTTCGTTGATCCACCTGGCCTTTCCAGTTCCAGTAATCGTATGCTCTGGCAGCTTGCTTTCTACTAGCTCCAAGAGGTAATTCAGCTCAACTTCGTGTTCATTTGCAATTGTTTGTACTCGTTTCTTAGGCATATTAGTATCCTCCTTTTTTGTTTGTAGTTGTTTGCATTGATGCATCAGACATAAAGTCTGGGCCTTCGCCACCGTTCGACATTCGCAAATAGCGTATAACGTCAAAGAAATCCTTTAGGGGTTCGTCGGACTTTCCACTAGAATTGTAGTTAATCAGGCTGTCGATCAGGTTCCCGCAGTCCTTATGGATGTAGCACATCGGTCTGTTAGCTGCGTCTACTCCTGCATTCGGGTTGTAGTTAAACCAATCATCGAGGGCAGTAATGCCCTGCTCCTCCATTACTCCGCTAGAAGGAATAAAGCTTAGACCAAAGTCATAGAAGGATGTAAAAAGATCATCATTGTTTTCGTTCTCCTTTGCAAAGAATCTAGAGTCACCAATTCTTTCGGTTACCTCAATGCCTAGGTCTTCCTCGATCTCCTGGAATAGCTCGCAGTAACCCTCTACGTTAAGGCCCACCTTCTTAGATGCAGGGCCGTATCTCCACTTCGGGTCACCGAAGATAGCCCACTCCCCAAAGGTATCACGGTCTGGCCATTCTTTCCTAATAAAGACTTCTCCTTCAGCATTTACCCCAGCCCAGATGCAGGTGTAGTTCCTTGCACCAGCAGGGTCAACAACCTGATAGCAGCTGAACTGCGACTTATCCGAGATGTCGGGGAACGTCATCTTGTATTTATTCGGTTCCTCATCTAGTACATTTACTTCTGTGTTGAAGTAAGGTAGCAGTGCATTCGCTGATTTAACTGGTACGCCGTAGGCACGTACCATTATGACCGACTCAGGCTGGTTGACCAGGTCCTTGGCTATACGTTCGTAGCCACCAAATGGATTCTCATCTGAGTGCAGGTATACAACACTTGCATCTCTACTAGGGCTATACTGCTCGATAGGTACTGGCTTTTGTTTCAGTAGTGCAGCAGGTCTAGTCTGCAGTGTTTCTGCATTTTTTAGGTACTCAGAGATAAACGGTGTATATCCGTCAATCGGGGTAAACCCAATGAGCATCTTAGAGTTACGGGTAGCCAAGCGGAACCGCAAAGTATTAACCAGTGCAGCGTCCCCTAGGTACTCGTCTAACCAAGCCCCGATATTCAACCCTGCTGGTTTCTTGAACCCGAACTCAAAACCCTCAAGGATAGTCTGGTTGTTACTGTACTGAGTATAGGTCTTGAAATCTACACGGGTCCTGGTATCTGGGAAGATAAACGAAGAGGCCGTGAAGCCATTCTGCATAGAGTAGTTGATGTATCCGTCTACGCTCTTGGTCTTGCGCTTGAACTCCTTGGGCATCATCTCCCATACGGCGGACTGCTGTACCTTGATGGAGGTATCTGCATTCTGTGAGAAGCATACGATATGCCCGTCCATACTTTCGGTGACGGCTTCCATAAGCATCTTGGCACAGCCAGTAGTCTTGCCGCTGCGATTGCCACCTAGTGCCAGTACTTCATTGTTCTTACGTAACCCTGTACGTATGCGGTCCCATCCAGCTAGGTCAAAGCCGTAGCGTATAGGGTCTTCCTCTGCTGCCTGTATACGTCCTTCGTGAGCCTCGTGCAGGGCCGCCAATAGCTTAGGGTCCTGCTCTCCAAGCAGGACTATCTCCTCGTCTGTAGGAGGTCTAATTATTGGGTGCTCTGTAAAGGTGATCGGCATTACATATATAAATCCACAAGCATATAAATATTAGCAAATACTAATATAAGGGGAATACTAACCTGTACGGCTTCTATTAGCATTATTTTGACTTTTGTGACTTATGCATCTTCTGGACTGCAGGCTTTTTACTCCAGTCAATGTCGTCGTAGTTCTTACGCTGCTTCTCAGCGTTGTGCCCTTTTCGGGGTCCGCTTCCTTTAGTGCTCATCTGTTTCTATCATTTCTTCGCCAATTTCATAGAATGCTTCACCTATGCTCTGTGAGTGATACCCCAGGGCGTGGCACATACGGCACATCACTTCTAGCACTTGATATGCAGTTAGGCCATCTTCGGGTGAGTCAATCGAGACGCTTTCTCCGTGTTTTTCAATTGTTATTTTCATCTATTTTATGTCTAGGTACTTTCTTGTTTGCATCATCCATCTTCATTGCTAACTCCAGAACCATACGCTCGCTCCAGCCAGCAAAGGGTCCACGCATAAAGACTTGGGTTAGGTCATCGGGGTCCCGCTCTTGATACTTCTTAAGTGTCAGTGCAATCCAATGGTCAGTTGCTAGCTGCCACTCATTCCGTGCCTCTAGGTGCTTACTCATATCAGTCTGTTACTTCTACTACCTCTGCCTGCTTAAGCTTCTGGATTCTGTCCTTGGCTGCCTTGATTGTTTCTTCGTAGTCCTCCTGTGTAATGACCTGGCGGTCCTCAGTTATCTGCGTGGCCTCGCCACGAGCAGTGAATGCCTGACGTGCAGAATTAGATACCGATATAGAAATCTCCTTCAGGTCCCTGATGGTAGGCTTTAACTCCCCTGATTCCAGGTCTTCCCGAACTGAGTTGATAAGGTCCTCCTCTAGGCTAGACAGATTCAGGTAACTCTTGGCGGCAATCTTGCCGCTTAAGTCCCTGAACTTTCCTAGATGATCCGTGTAGTCCGACAGGACGCTGATGACTGTTTCACGATCAATGCCGTACTTCTTAACAATCCTAGTCTGACTGTTGCCAGTGCTATACAGGTACAAGATAGATGCCACCTTCTCTGGGTTATGCCTAGATAGACTGCGGACCTGAGCTATCTCCTTCTTGTCAGCTACCTCCCAGATGGCACCCTGGATCTCAGCCATCAAGGCTGATTTATCTTCAGATGAACTTTCCTCTATCATTATTATATTATTTACATATAATGCTTGACAGTCAAGCTAAAAGAACTGTATAATGTATATATACTCCTTAAGGAGTCCAAGCCTTAAAGAGTTTCTTGCCCGCAGGGCAAAAGAAATAAGGTATCCCTAGGGACAAAGAAATACTTAACAACACTCCTTAAGGAGTACAGCGGCGGGGAAGGGCCATGAGTTGATTATTTTTTTAGAGGGTGGTTTATGAATAAACAAAAAAAACTTGACTGTTTTAAGTTACCCCCACCCCCCATCAACGTCGCCTCCGCAAGGGACATGACGCTACCCCGATCGGGCACTGCAAGGGACGAACGAAACCCCAGCATAAGCGCAGCTAATACCAAGTCCGCAACCTCGGCTCCATAAGCCCAGCTAATAGCACTGGCATCGGCTCGGGGGAATAAGCACAGCTAATCAAGGCGGGACGCTCGGGCATGAGATAAGTTTTTCTTCTTCGGAAGGTGAAAGCATTGGCAGCATAAGTTCTCCTACTCTCCTCTCCTCTCCTCAACCTACATAAGCACATCTGATGCTAGGGACTCTTGTACTCCTTAAGGAGTGTTCGTAATAGCTAAGGGGATATGGCAATAGGATAAGGAAGTCTTATGTCAGTATTCTAAGATAAGCGCAGCTGTCTGCTGCTTCTCAGCATTAGCGCATCTACTTAAAAGGGGGTGCCTACAGGGTGTCTGAGAGGCTCTGTACGGCTTCCGACTTGGCTACAGGTATGTTGACCCTCGGACGCTCCAAAAATGCCTTCAGCGGATTTCGCTATATATATGTTCACTAGTTTTTTGGCTAGGCTATGACCACGTTAGGAAGCTAATCACATACGTTAGGAAGGTGCAAATACAGGTGCAAATGAAGGTGCAAAGGTCGGCAAAGGTCGGCATCGGTCGGAAGAGGTCGGCAGAGGTCGAAAAAAAGATGCATATATGGGTAAAATAATTCCGAATCGAGTTGACAGTACACAATCTATGCACATTATAGGTCATGTAGTACGGTTCATTGACAGTCTAAGCCTCAGCCGAGGCACCGCCAATCGCAGCGGAATTAATGCGAAGCAGACCCGCAATGACCGAGGGGTAAGAATCCTCGCTAGTATAGACTGCCGCCGTGAATCTTTAGTTGCGATTCACGTTCCGAACACTGATCGACACAGTAATAACACCACAGCCTGCTAGCCTAACCGCTAGCGGGCTTTCTGGGTATAAGCATTCTGCTTATCCTTAACACAGACAGAAATATACTATGACAGACTATAAAAAAGTAATTCGCTCCTTCATCAGCTTCCAAGACAAAGCAGGCTTCAAGCTAGTGGCTGCTTGTGACGGAGAAGAGCAAATCAAGAATCCATCCAAGGCAGAAGCTGCCAAATGGGTATGCCAATGCGACGAAGGATCTTTAACCTTTGAGAAGGACGGCTGGCATATAAATGCATACGCAGTATTAGGAAATGAAGAGTACTGCACCATTGCAGATGCGGGATGGAAACGTGACACCCCAAAGGAAATCGTAAAGGATTTTGACGATGCATGGGACTCATTTGCCGACAAGTGGGATACCTAGTTATTAACAGCCTCCCAGCCGCAAGCTGGGGGGCTTTCTGGGCAAAGCACATCTGCTTCAACCAACACCAACCAACGCATACAAACTATGGAAAAGCATACAAAAATAATAAACGGGTATCACTGCGAGGTCGAGATCGACACCGACTGCGACCCAAGCACAGAAGGCTGGATATCAAAAGGCAGCTACTCTGGCAGCATAGCCTGCGTACTCGATCAAGGGTACTTCACCAACGCTAGCGGCTCACATCAGTACGAGATCCCCGAAAGCATCCTGCACCGCATCGAAGACTGGGCGGACTCAGTCGGATATTAACCCTGCAGTACACAACAGCAGCCTCCTAGCCATTCGCTAGGGGGCTTTCTGGGTAGCAGGGCTATCCTAGCACTCGCAACCTATCAAAACGCCGTACAGCGGCACACAGAGGCACTAAACTATGACTATTGAAATAACTAAAGAAGCTGCGCTAAGATTAATCGGAAACGATGAAGAAACGTGGCGAGATTATAAGCAAGATGAACTAGCCGAAACGTCTTTTTATCACGGTTACGGGGTAAACATCCAAGTGATTCACAATTGGGTAGGTGGCATCACTCAATACTACATTACAGACATCAACGCCTAAATAACTATGACCAACACCGAACAATACCAACAGGACTAAACTATGTACATTGTAACCTACCTTCACGAAACAAATATCAACGGCACCTTAGGTCACTCAGACGGCTACGAGGTATTCGATAACTTCATCGATGCACGCCAGCTATACATCGAGCTACTGCAAGATGAAACCCTTGACTCGGCAAGCATCAGCCGACCAATTGTAAGTACTGACTACGAGACAATCCAAAACCCAGCAAAAAATGACCAATAAAAACGCCATCAGAAACTTCCTCCTTTGCGCTCGCATACTGCGAGCCGAGGGCAAGGGACTAACAGTCAATCGCAGCCGCTACGGTGGCTGCACAGAGCTGCGAGCTAAGCAGCACGGGACTACGGACAGCGTAGTTCTTTACATGGGCATACGTGGCGACATCAGTTGCTCCGTAGCCTTCACCCGATAACCAACACCGAGGAATAAACTATGAACACAAAAGTAAAAATATACAATATCGAGCGAAACTGGAATGAAGAGAAATCCGACACCATTGTTTCGGATCAAGTTGCAGTGGGTGCTTGCCCCTTTGAAGTATGGGGCGATGAACCAGACGAGTGGACAGAGAATCAAACAGGCTTTGACCAAAGAATTTTTCACTTCTTTGAGAGTCTTGACGAAATGCAATCGTACTGCGGTAGCAATAAAACTGGAGAGTGGAGCATTCTCAGTCACGAGTTTTGCCGTGAAGCTGACCTATTAAAAATATAACCTATGAACACATACAAAACAGAACTATTCGACGTAGCATTTGATGAGCCAACAGGGCAGGACAGACCCTCGGTCACCATCACGCACAGGAAGTCCGAGGATTACTTGGAGTTCTTTAGCCTAGCTTCCGTATGCATCGAGGTCGAAGACCTCCTACAGGAGTACAGGCTGGACGAACAGGAAGCCATCAAGGTCATCCGCAAGGCTGCCGCCTTCTTTATCCTTAATGGGAAATAACTCCTTAAGGATTCCCTTTTTCCTTTACTCTTTCCCCCTTCGGGGGGAGGCTCCTTAAGGAATACATTCTTAATTCTAATAACCAAAACAATCACGTCAAGTAAAATTATGAGCACACAAACAGACACACAAGACCTAGTAAGCCTACTCACCGACTTCGAGATGGGCGAGCTGGATTCACACGAGACCCTGCAGCTATTCGGGGGACTGATCAGCACTGGAATTATCAACAGCCTGCAAGGGTACTACCAGCGCACAGCACGTGACCTAGTAGAGACAGGTTACCTATCTAACGAGGGGGACGTGCTATGAGGGCACTAGCCTTTGTCCTCCTGCTCGTGGGCACTTCGCTCACGGGCACGGGGGAAACCCTTAACCGTGCCATACAGGCACTCATACAGGTCGAGACCAATGGACGTAGCTCCGAGATCGGGGACTCTGGTAAAGCCTACGGTATCCTGCAGATTCACAACGTGATGATACAGGACTACAATAGGATTGCCAAGGCAGACCTCGTGCACTCAGATGCATTCAGTCCAGAGGTTTCTTACATCGTGTGCCGCACGATTCTCACGCACTACCTGCAGGACATCGAATGTCCTACCCTCAAGCACATTGCATTCATCTGGAACGGAGGCGGCGGGGCACGGCACCGAGTGCTGCACCCTCGCAATGATTCAAAGCAAAGCAATCTCAATGCGTACTACAAGAAGGTACGCCAAGCATACAACCAACAATAATACTATGGAAAAACTACAGATACACACATACCCAGCAGGACTCGCAAACAAACTCGGGCAGGACGTTACAGTGCAACGCCTAAACGACCTCAACCGATTCGATGACTGCCTTGTCGTTGACCTAGACGATGGCGATCAGTACTTCGTGCACCCGCAGTCCCTGCCTAAGCGCAGAGATGAAGACATACTGAACTTCATGGACAGGAAGTGCATCGACGTACAGTACAGGGCTGACGTAGAGGGTAAGGTAACCGCAATCGACTTGTACTCCTTCGAGAATAAGATATCGCACAGCCTTAGCAGCACCTGCCTAAAGGATTGCATCAACTACCTAATGGATATGGATCCAGAGGAACTATAACTTATTCATTGACAGCACATAGGGTGAGTCATTCAATTTTAGGATGGCTCACTTCTATGACTGCAATGACACAATGGATTCCTTCCTTCGGGAGGACATCACTACAGCAGCACAAGCCCGCAAGGTCAGTGCTACTTTCCCTTCCGTCACTACCGTACTTGGCATCTGCAAAGATGAATTTTTAGACAGCATCTACAAGCCAAGCAAGATGGTCGAACTTGGCAGAGAGAACCCTTACATGCACTGGCGGGAGATTGAACGCCTATGCTACGGGATGCGCAAGCACCCATCCGATGGATCATTGATACCATCATCTGAATTTGGCACAGCAGTGCACGCACGTATCGAAGACTTGATACAGGCTCAGCTTCACGGGCACGAGGTAGGGGAGTCACCATACCAAGAGTGGGCAGCACCATTCCTAGAGTGGATGCAGGTCTGCGATGTAAAGCCGATCGCCACCGAGTGCGTAGTAGCAGACAAGCTGATCAAGATAGCGGGAAGCGTAGACTTCATTGGCTATGACAGCGAAGGTAAGCTATTCCTGGCGGACTACAAGTGCCGCACCAATACCAAAGGCAAAGCCAAGGTGTACGACAAAGACTGCGAGCAGTTAGCCATCGAAGCTTTCATCATTCAAAAGCAGCACGACCTAGATTACACGCCAGAGTGCAGGTCAGTAGTCATTGACTGCGACACCAAGAAGCACTGGCACCACGTCTGGAATACAAAGGACGTGAAGCAGGGCATTGCCAACGCCAAGCTAATGGCAAAACTTTACTGGAACAAAAGGATGAAAAAGTGAAAGACCTATACCCGATTGACTGGGATGACTGCGGATACTTTCTACAGGATGATGCAATCAAACTGGATGGACTTGACTCAGCCGTACTGGGCATCACCGACACTGGGCACCTGTGCTACAGCTATGAACTAATCGTAGACGTATTCGTTACACGGGATGAAATGCAGTACGACGAGGCTATCGAGTGGGTGGAGTACAACATTGTACCACTGCATATGTACGGTGGCTTCTCACTGGTATACACGGACATCTAGGTATGGTATTTGAAATCAAATACAAGCAGAAGGACATGCCGAAGGGATTCATCTGCAGTGCAATCAAGCACGCTCACACAGCTGAGGCTGCACTCAAACTCTTCGCACCTAAGAAGCCAGACAGAGGCGGGTACACAACAACCAAGCGTAAGGCATACGTACAAATCATAAGCGTAAATGAAATACCTACCAAGCAGCAAACTCAAGCAGTGGAGGGAAGACAACAGGCCGAAGGTGTGCCCGATCTTCAAGTGCAGTCTAAGTGATTCAGTAGTCGATCACTGCCACGATACTGGACTGATACGGGGCGTGCTGCACAGGCAGAGCAACGCTTGGGCTGGAAAGATTGAGAACTCTTGGAAGAGATTCGGTCGTAACAATTCAAAGGCTACCCTGCCAGAGGCACTACGTGCCCTAGCAGACTACCTAGAGAATGCCAGGACAGATGTGATGCACCCAGTCGGACTGACACAGAAGTGCAAACGCTTTAAGAGATTGCCAAAGGCCACACAGATGAAGATATTAATTCAAATGAAATGCGAAGAAAATGATATTAACTCTTGCAAGAATGCAGCCGAGCGCACACAGTATTTTCGTACTGCTTTTATTAAGCAGTGCACCTAACCAATAACACATAACACATAACAAGAACACATATGAGTACACTAAATAACAGCATACAGGAACTAGAAAAGCAGCACGCTACATTCAACGTAGCACCCTTTACCGATGACCTTTCATACTCTTATCTAATTGAGATTGAGCAAGGCGAAGGAACCGAATACTGTGGAGTAAGTAGCATTGAAGAGGCTTTTCAGTTAATGCTAGAGCATCCGTGCAGCACAGCCACCATCAACATTGGCAATAAAATACCTAGCATTAAATTCAACTAACGCATAAAACATATGAACATATTACAACAGATACAGTCGGAGCTGAAGGCTCCCAAAGGCCAGAAGAATAACTTCGGCAACTACTCATACCGCTCAGCCGAGGATATCCTCAGTGCGGTTAAGCCCCTACTGCAGAAGCACGAGGTGTCACTCATTATCAGCGATGACATTGTTGGAGTAGAGGGACGTGTATACGTCAAGGCAACAGCAACTATATACTCGAGTGCAAAGGACTGCGAGATACTTGCCCGTTCCACTGGCTTTGCTCGTGAGGCTCTTGCCAAGAAGGGGATGGACGATGCCCAGATTACTGGCTCGGCCTCCTCCTATGCACGTAAGTACGCTCTTAACGGACTTCTATGCATCGACGATACCAAAGATCCCGATGCAACAAACACTCACGGGAAGGGCGAACCTTCCTACAAAAAGAAAACACAGACCCTGGATGGGTTAATATAATGGAAACCAAAACATACGACAACAACAACAGTGGTGCACTCTTCCCTAACGACCGTAAGGAGAAGGAGACTCACCCCGATCTCACTGGCTCTTGCGAAATTGACGGCAAGGAGTACTGGTTCAAGG